TTTGAATTCCCTGCCATTTTTAACGAAAACACCGACCGCGAAAAAGCATTGTGGCCAGACTTTTTTGATCTTGACGCTCTGCACAGGACGAAAGCGTCCATGCCGTCATATCAGTGGAACGCGCAGTACCAGCAGCAGCCCACCAGCGAGGAAGGTGCGCTCATAAAACGTGAATGGTGGAAGCAGTGGGAAGAAGAAGACCCACCGGAGGTAGATTTTGTCATAATGACACTAGATGCGGCGGCGGAGATGAACAACCGCGCCGACTTTACGGCACTCTTAACGTGGGGGGTGTTCACGGATGCCCGTCGCACGGAGGGTAAGGCCAATATTATCTTGCTGAACTCCATAAACAGGCGTGTGGAGTTTCCAGAGTTGAAGGACTTGGCTCTGCGGGAGTACAAGGAGTGGGAACCCGATGCGTTTGTGGTGGAGAAGAAGTCCAACGGCACTCCACTGTTCCAAGAATTGCGCCGGATGGGCATTCCGGTGTCGGAATTTACCCCGCACAGGGGTACAGGTGATAAAGTTGCACGGTTAAATGCCGTTGCAGATATTTTCAGATCGGGTATGGTCTGGTATCCTGCTGGTAGGCGCTGGGCGGAAGAAGTTGTGGAGCAAGTAGCTGCATTTCCCGCGTCAGACCACGATGACATGGTTGACTGCACAAGTATGGCGTTGCATCGCTTTCGTAGCGGTGGGTTCATCAGCTTGGATAGCGACCAGAAGGACGACATTTACTCCATACCCCGCAAAGCGGCGTATTACTAAGGATTGCGCATGGCCACCAACATAGACAAAGCCCTCTACCAACAGCCAGCAGGCTTGGAAGCATTAGCACAAGAGGAAGAACCGATTGAAATCGAGATTGTGGACCCTGAAGCGGTAACAATTGGGATCGGAGACCTCGAAATTAGCCTTGAAATGGGTGAAAACGAAGAAGATTTTGGTGCCAATTTGGCCGAAGAAATGGATGAAGGGGCTATGGCAAGCATGGCCAGCACCCTTGTAGATGAGATAGAACAAGACAAAAACAGCCGAAAAGACTGGGAAAAAGCCTATACCGAAGGTTTAAAGCTCTTGGGCTTGAACATGGAAGAGCGCACAGAGCCGTGGAACGGTGCAAGCGGTGTGTTTCACCCCATGATTACTGAAGCTGTGGTGCGCTTCCAAGCGGAAACCATTACTGAAACGTTCCCTGCACAAGGGCCAGTACGTACCAAGATCATTGGCAAAGAGACCCCAGAGAAAAAAGAAGCTGCGATGCGTGTCGAGCAAGACATGAACTACCAGCTTACTGAGAAGATGGTGGAGTTCCGCCCAGAGCATGAGCGCATGTTGTGGTCACTGCCAGCTACGGGCTCGGCGTTTAAAAAGGTGTATTACGATCCGGGTCTTGGCCGTCAGGTGTCGATCTTCATCCCTGCCGAAGATATGCTGCTGCCCTACGGCACATCGGACATTCAGACTTGCTACCGCGTGACACACATCATGCGCAAGACCAAGAACGAGATCACCAAATTGCAGTCTGCGGGTTTCTACCGTGACGTGGAGTTGGGTGAGCCGGACAAGGCGCAGAGCGACATTCAGAAAGCCAAGGACAAAGAGACTGGGTTCAGTGATTTGAACGACGAACGGTTTACGTTGCTGGAGTGCAACGTTGACTTGGACCTGAAAGGCTATGAAGACGAGGATGACGAAGGCGATACAGGCATTGCACTGCCATACGTAGTTACCCTTATTAAGGGTACAAACACAGTGTTGGCCATCCGCCGTAACTGGGAAGAAGATGATCCGCTTAAGTTAAAGCGCCAGCACTTTGTACACTACCAGTACATCCCCGGCTTTGGAGCTTATGGCTTTGGTTTGTTCCACCTCATCGGTGGGTTTGCCAAGTCAGCAACATCGCTCATGCGTCAGTTGATAGATGCTGGCACGTTGTCCAATTTGCCCGGTGGTCTTAAGAGCCGTGGCCTCCGTATCAAAGGCGACGATACGCCAATCGCTCCCGGAGAATTCCGTGACGTAGATGTAGGCTCGGGCACAATCCGCGACAACATTTTGCCCCTGCCGTACAAGGAGCCAAGCCAGACGCTGTACACCCTGTTGCAGAACGTGGTGGATGAAGGCCGTAGGTTTGCTGCAACAGCGGACATGAAGATTAGCGACATGTCTGGCCAAGCCCCTGTGGGCACAACCCTTGCCTTGCTTGAGCGTCAGTTGAAGGTGATGACGGCTGTGCAGGCTCGTGTGCATTTTGCGTTGAAGCAAGAACTGAAGTTGTTGGCTGTAATCATCCGCGACTTCTCTGATGACGACTACGGCTACGAGCCTGAAGGTAACCAAGGACCCCGCGCCAAATCCAGCGACTACAAACACGTTGATATTATTCCGGTAAGTGACCCCAACGCTGCGACCATGAGTCAACGTGTTGTTCAGTACCAAGCCGTGATTCAGATGGCGCAGATGGCACCGGACATCTATGACCTGCCTCAGTTGCACCGCAGGATGCTGGAAGTATTGGGTATCAAAAACCCAGACAAACTGATTCCGCTGGAAGAGGACATGAAGCCTGTGGACCCAGTGACAGAGAACCAAAGCATCCTTAAGGGTAAACCCGTAAAAGCGTTCTTGCACCAAGACCACAAGTCCCACATTGCTGTACACAACTCAATGCCGCAGGACCCGTCAATTGCGGCGTTAATTGGCCAGAACCCACAAGCACCCAAGATTGCAGCCGCGTTGCAAGCGCACATTGCTGAGCACGTCGGATACATGATGCGCCAGCAGATTGAAGCGCAGTTGGGTATGCCACTGCCTCCCGAGGATGAAAAGCTGCCGCCAGAGATAGAGATTGCTTTGTCGGCCATGATGGCCCAAGCTGCGCAGCAAGTTGTTCAGCAGAACCAAGCACAGGCCGCGCAACAGCAGGCACAGCAGCAACAGCAAGACCCTGTTGTTCAAATGCAGCAAGCTGAGTTGCAAATCAAACAGCAAGAAGTGCAGATCAGACAGCAAGAAGCCCAGATGCGGATGCAACTTGAGCAGGCCAAAATGCAGATGGAACAAGCCAAGATGCAGATGGCACAACAGACGGCCCAACAAGATTTGCAGATTAGACAACAGCAGATGGAGCTTACCGCAACTTCTGCGGCAGATAAACAAAAACTTGAAGAGCAAAAAGTTACAGGGCAACTCCAACTTGACGGTATGCGTATTGGTGCGCAAATTGAAGAAAGTCAGGCCAAGCAACAGTTTGACCAAGCGCACATGGGCGCAAGGCTGGACTTGGACGTGGCCGATATTAAAACTAAAAACGCTATGCAAGCAGCACAGATTATGGAAACCGCACGCAATTTACAGAAAGGTAATACACCCAAATGATCCAAGATTTCGCACGCGTATTGCGCGACAAAATACGTGCCGACATGAATAACTACGCTGATGACTTGGCCAGCGGTAGATGTCGCTCTTTTGACGAATACCAAAAACTTTGCGGGACCATTCAGGGTCTGGCTTTCGCAGAGCGTCACCTACTTGACCTTGCAGAGAAAGTAGAGCAATCTGATGAGTGAAATCGACTTGAGCCCCGGCTCTTTCGCATTACCCGAGACTATTCAAGCTACAGATGCCCCGGCCCCCGATGCATCTATGGATGAAAAAGCTCGCCAACTGCCTGATCCAGCAGGATACAAACTGCTGTGTGCTGTGCCTGACGTTGAAGAACGGTATTCAGGAACAACACTTGACCTTGTTAAACCTTCGGACGTCTTACGTCAGGAAGAGCACGCCACTACGGTGCTGTTCGTCTTGAAGCACGGCCCTGATGCTTACAAGGACACTGCCAAGTTTCCTAACGGACCTTGGTGCCAACCCGGAGATTTCATCTTGGTACGTACGTATTCCGGTACACGAGTAAAGATTTTTGGGAAGGAATTCCGTCTCATCAACGACGACCAAGTTGATGCTGTTGTGCAAGACCCCCGTGGGATAACCCGCGCTTAAAGGAATACAAATGGACCCCTATAAATTTCCCGATGAAGTGGAAGACAATTCAAAAGATTCAGGTGGTAACACTGAAATAGAAATTGAAATTGTTGACGACACCCCTGTCCAAGACAGGAACCGCAAAGCTCTGGATAGAGAAGTTTCCGATCCATCAGAAGATGAAATGGACAGTTACACTGATAACGTCAAGAAACGTATCAAAGAGCTGACACATGCGCGACACGATGAACGCCGTGTTAAAGAAGCCACAATGCGTGAAAAGCAAGAGCTAGAACGTCTTGCGCGGCAATTGATTCACGAAAATAATAACTTAAAGCAAAACGTCAATTATGGACAAGAAGCCTTTGCCCATACCGTTAAACACGCAGCAAACGCAGAACTTGTTGACGCTAAACGTAGGTACAAAGAAGCTTACGAAGCAGGGGATTCTGATGCACTTGTAGAAGCCCAAGAATACCTTACTGATGCAAAAATGCGTTTTGAGGCCGCGAAAAATTTTCGCCCAACCCCTTTACAGCAGACAGAAACTGAAGTACAAACACAGAATGTTCCGCCACCCCGGCCGACAGTGGACGATAAAACCTTGCGCTGGCAAGCAAAAAACCAGTGGTTCGGTCAGGCGGGGTACGAGGAATTAACCAGCTTTTCACTAGGGCTGCATCAAAAACTAGTAAATTCGGGGATTGATCCTCGCTCTGATGAATATTTCGAGAGAATTGACTCTCGCATTAAGTCCACATTCCCAGAAGTTTTTGGACAAGGAACAAAGTCTTCCGAGACCTCCAGACGTTCTACGACAGTTGTTGCTTCGGCGACCCGTTCGACAGGGACACGAAAAGTTGAAATGACGCCAACGCAACTCGCCTTGGCTAAAAAACTTGGATTAACCCCGCAGCAATATGCAGTTGAAGTAATGAAAATGGAGAAATCAAATGGCTGAAGTTCGTAACCCCCGTGACCTTGCGTCCCGCGAAAAACAAGTACGCACAGTGTATGTACCACCTACATCTCTGCCTGATCCACTACCCGAACCGGGAATTGCGTTTCGCTGGATAGCGACACACGTTCTTGGCCAAGCTGAGACCCGCAACGTATCTACCAAGATGCGCGAAGGTTGGGAGCCCGTAAAGGCGGCGGATCATCCAGAATTGCAAATGTATGGCAATGCTGCCACAGGTAACGTTGAAATCGGAGGGCTCATGCTTTGCAAGTGCCCCATCGAAAAGATGCAAGCCCGTGAAGAGTATTACAACAAACAGGCGCAAACTCAGATGGATTCGGTGGACAATCACTTTATGCGAAACAATGACCCGCGTATGCCTCTGTTCTCTGACCGCAAGTCAACGACCAGTCGCGGCAGTGGGTTTGGTTCAGGTTCATAATTCAAGGAGCCCTAAATGGCATCTACCGCAACGCCCTACGGCTTTAAAGCCGTGAACGAGTTGGGTGGCCTACCTTATTCAGGTAGCACTCGACAGTTCCCCATCAACCCTGCTGGTTACAACACGAACATCTTCAACGGTTCACTCGTGTATGTTGCTGCGTCAGGATATTTGCAAATCGCTACATCGACTGGTGCTGACGCAACTACCAATGGTTTCCCCACTGGTACTGCTAACACAGGTTGTGTTGGTGTGTTTGTCGGCTGCACCTATGTGAACGCACAGGGTCAGGTGATTTACGCTCAATACTACCCAGCCAACTATGTTGCACCTACTGGCACAACCATCACTGCATACGTCGTTGATGATGACCGCGCTGTGTTCCAAGTCCAATCTGCTGGTTCTGTAACCTTTGCCGCTCTGGGCGCAAACGTGTTTTTGAATGCTGTGCAATCTACCTCCACAGGTAGCACCACCACTGGCAACTCAAACACTGCTGTTGTTGCAGGCTCTTCTGCTGTCACTACCACTGCCGCTTTCCGCGTCGTTGGCTTTGTGGACATGCAGGGCTTCTCGACCGTGGGTGACGCCTACACTGACATTCTGGTGAAGTTCAACCCCGGATACCACTCCTACAGCAACGCTGTTGGTCTGTAAAAGGAGCTAAATCATGGCTATTTCACGCGCACAACTGCTCAAAGAATTGCTTCCGGGTCTGAACGCTTTGTTCGGTATGGAGTACGCACGCTACGGCGAAGAGCACAAAGAAATCTACGAAACAGAGAAGTCTGAGCGTAGCTTTGAAGAAGAAACCAAGCTGGCCGGATTCGGCGCTGCTCCGGTCAAGAACGAAGGTTCTGCCATTGCTTATGACAATGCGCAAGAGGCGTTCACTGCCCGTTACAGCCACGAGACCATCGCCTTGGGCTTCTCCATCACTGAAGAAGCTGTTGAAGACAACTTGTACGACAGCCTGTCTGCTCGTTACACCAAGTCTTTGGCACGCGCTATGGCCTACACCAAGCAAGTTAAGGGTGCTTCCGTTCTGAACAACGGTTTCAGCGGCTCTTACTTGGGTGGTGACGGTGTGTCGCTGTTCGGTGTGAACTCTTCCAGCACTCGCGTTGGTCACCCGCTCATTAACGGTGGTGTGAACTACAACAGCCCAAGCGTTGCAGTTGACTTGAATGAAACTTCGTTGGAAAACGCTGTTATTCAGATCGCTGCTTGGACTGATGAACGTGGTCTGTTGATCGCTGCTCAACCTCGCAAACTGATTATTCCTCCAGCACTGCAATTCGTTGCAACCCGCTTGTTGGAAACCAGCCTGCGTGTTGGTACAACCGACAACGACATCAACGCGTTGAAGAACAATGGTTCGATCCCAGAAGGTTACGCAATTAACCACTATCTGACCGACACCAATGCTTGGTTCTTGACAACTGATGTGCCAAACGGTCTGAAGCACTTCGAGCGTTCGCCTTTGACGAACTCTATGGACGGTGACTTCGACACCGGAAACGTCCGCTACAAGGCCCGCGAGCGTTATTCGTTCGGCTGGTCTGATCCCCTCGGTATGTGGGGTTCTTCAGGTTCAACCTGATAAAGTGAGAAAGGGGCCTTGTGCCCCTTTTTCTTTTGGTGTATATTGG